GGTAATCTTTACCGAACAGTCCTCTGATCACAGACAGCTGTTCTTTAATTTAATTGTCAAATACGTCTGCCAATGAGCAATGGCTTTTCAGCTCGCTCTAGACGCTCTCTCCCAAACCTCCCACAGGGACTCGTCCCTTCACCCTGTGCTGGACTCCGTAATGGAGCCCATGCGCAACTCTCTCACCACCTTTCCCTGGATGGTCCCCAACGACCTCCAGCCCTTTCTTCTCCAAGCCGGAATTCAAACTTCCGGATTGGGCACTACCCCTCACCCTCATCCCGTGCACAAAGTGCTAGAAACCAATCTTCTCTTCAACCACTGGCACTTCCTTGCCAAAACTCCATCCTCGGTGCTTTTCATGAAGCCCGAGAAATTCAACAAGCTCCAAAAGAGAAATCCAAACTTCTCCGAGCTCCTGAACTACCGAGTGACCCCAAACGACTCGGTCCGCTACCCAACCACCTCCCCTCACCTCCCAAAAACAGACGTCGTCTTCATGCACGACGCTCTCATGTACTACACTCCAGAACAAGTTCTGGATGTCTTCCTCCGCATTCCAAATCTGCAGAAACTTTTCTGCAGTTTGGTAGTGCCCCCAGAGTCAGAGTTCACGAACCTCTCACTCTCACCAAATCTCTACACCTTCCAACTTCACAACCAGACCCTTCACTACATCCCGGAAAACCACTACGCCGGGTCTTACAACCAGCCCCTATCGGCCATTCAATGGCTAAAAATCTCTTCCATCCACCACCCCCAGATTCAACTTTCTGTCACAATCCTGGAATCCTGGGGCCCCCTCCACTCAATCCTCATACAAAGAGGCCTGCCCAGCCAACATTTGGCCGGTCCCAACCTCTTTTCATCCCTTCTCCACCCCCTCCCCTCCCCTGCAGCCGACCTAATCTCATTCAAAATTCCCGAGTGCATCGAGCTGCCTCAATCCACCTTCCTCTCCCAACCCCTTCGTCACCGGCTCATCCCAAAGAAAGCCTACGACGCCCTCTTCACCTACACAAGAGCGGTTCGAACCCTCCGAACCTCCGACCCCGCCGGCTTCGTTCGAACCCAGTCGAACAAACCAGAATACTCCTGGGTGACTTCAAACGCCTGGGACAACCTTCAAACCTTCGCGCTCCTGAACTGCGCCATCCGACCAAATGTGGTCTACAACTTTCTCCGCAACCCCTTCCAAAAACTCAAAATTTATCTAAGCCAACACTGGCGCCGCATCGTAGCGGTCTCCGCTCCCACCCTATCCTTCCTAACCCTCCTTCCTCACTTCCTAAACTGGTCTTTATCTCTCCCAAAGGTAAAGTGCATTTCAGCCTTCCGCCACCGCTTCGACCAGCCCCCCCCTCAACCTCTAGCCCTCCAAATTTTCCACAAGCTAGTCAACCATCTACCCCCCCAAGTTCTCCAGACTCTTTCAAAAGTCTGCCAAACCTTACATCTGCCCTCACCCCTCCCCCCACCCCGACCCGGAATTCTCCCGAGTTTCCGCATCTCTCATTCCGCCTATCCCATCAGGTTCCCAACCTGGCTCTCCCTCCTCGCCTGCTTGGTGCCGGAACTTCTAGTTCTAGGCTCAAAGCTCACCGGCGATCTGTCCGTGCAACAGCAGCACGACCTCTACCACCACCATCTCCACCCAGCCCAATACCACCTCCAGTGGGAAAGACTTCCCTACTCGACGACTTCGAGGCAAAACTTTCTGCCCTTCGAGCCCGTCGCCACTCCATCTCCTCCTCAAGCTCCCCTCGCTCAACCCCCCCCCAAATCCCGGAGCACCAGCCCCCAGCACTTCACTTCTCCCAGCTGGAGCTCAACCCAACTTTCCCCCCACCTCAGCCCCCTTCCCACCCAACCCTCTTCCCCCCCCCCCGACTTCATCAACATCCCAGTCTCCCCCTCCACCACCTTTCGACAACCCACCACCAGCTTCCTCACCAACTCCTCCCCAAGAACTAGGAGCCTCTATGAATATTTGCTCCAGTACTACCACCCCGGCCCCCCCCCCCTTCCCCAACCCGCATCTAACGGATGCCACTGCGAGCCCTGCACCCAAAGTGAAGCATCCAGCCCCACCCAAAACTTTCCCCTCCAAGACCCCTCCTCCCCCTACATTGTTCCACCCGACCCTTCAACCCCAATTCCAGAGCCCCCTCTACTGAAAGATCTGTCTTGCACTGGACCGATCCTCAGCTTCCAAGACCTCTACCCCCGCAACTACTACCCAAACACCGCGCTGTTCCTCACCAGACTCCGCATCACCCCCCCAAAACCACTCCCCCTCCCACCGAATGACTGCTTGCTCCAAGCAATCTCTCCTTCTTTGTCAGTCAGTCCATCCAGACTTTGGCTTGCTCTCCAGGAAATTATTCCCGACTGCTTGCTTGACAATGAAGAAGTCCATCGCTTGGGCTTGTCCACCGACCTCCTGACCGCTCTCTGCCACTACTTCAACTTCAAAGCCGAGGTAATTTCTGACGGGACCTCTCTGCACTACGGAATCTCCGATTCTCCCGTCCAAATCCAAATAATACATACCTCTGGCTCTCCTGGCCACTACAGCCCTCCCCCAAAACTCACTGGCGCCACTCCACCAAGAGAACCGCCCCACCCTCTTACTGAACAGCTCCTCCGCTTCAAATTCAAAGGAGCTCATCTTCCATTCTCCAAAGTCCATTCTTACTCTAGCTCCGTTGCCCATGCTAAAAACCTAGTGAGCAACATGAAAAATGGCTTTGATGGAATTCTCTCTCTTGTCGAGAGCAATGTTAAGCATGCTCCTGGCTGTTCTCCCAGAGATAAAATAATAATGCTGGACCGTCTCCTTGATAATGCCGCACCTCGCTCAGTTCATTTAATCCACATAGCCGGGTTCGCCGGCTGTGGCAAGACCCATCCCCTCCAGCACCTCCTCAGAACTAAACCCTTCCATAACTTCCGAGTCTCTGTTCCCACCACCGACCTTCGGAACGAATGGAAGAAAGACATGGCTCTTCCTTCAAGTCAGTCTCATCGCTTCAACACCTGGGAATCCTCCCTCTTCAAACATTCCAATATCCTCGTCATTGATGAAATCTACAAACTCCCCCGAGGTTATTTGGATCTCTCCATACATTCCGACCCTTCCATTTCTCTCATCATCCTCCTTGGAGACCCTCTCCAGGGAGAGTATCATTCCACTTCCCCCCACTCTTCCAATCACCTTCTTCAATCAGAAACTGAGAGACTCTCGCAATTCATCGACCACTATTGTTGGTGGACGTACAGAGTCCCATCCCACATTTCTGATCTTTTTAACGTCCCTTCCTACAACCAATCCCACGGACCTTTCTTTGGAACTGTCCGACTGGCCTCATCCTACTCCCCAGGACAACACAACCTGGTCAACAGCATGGCAACTTCAGCCGCTGTCAATCAACTAGGCTATCCTTCCTGCACCATCAGCTCCAGTCAAGGAATGACTTTCCGCAAACATGTAACAATCCTCCTTGACAAACACTCCCGACTCCTTTCCCCAAGTAACACACTGGTAGCCCTCACAAGATCCACCGCTGGCGTGGAATTCCTTGGAGACCCCATGTCTCTATCCGGCACCAACAACTCTTCTGACATGTTCTCCAGAGCGATGCATCAAATGCCAATCAATTTGGCAACCTGTTTCCCGAGAATCTTCCACAAGCTCAACCTTCTTCGGGAACCAATCAAACATCGATCCAAGAGACTCCTTGGATCTCGACCCCCCTCCCCAATTTACCTCAACCCCAAGAAAATGCACCTTCCCCCTCACATTCCAATCGATTATGCACTCGATTACGTGTTGCACAACCCTCACGTCTTTGGCTCCAAAGATGACCCTCGACTGGAATGCAACTTTCTTCCCCCCACTCGACTCGCCCTACACTCCGACTTAATCTCCGCCAATCCCTCAGTCCCAAGCCTCCAGCCTGTTGACTCCGATTTCCGCACACCAATCACCCCCGTTTATCCCGGCGAGACCTTCGAAAATCTCGCGGCCTTCTTCCTCCCTGCCCATGATCCTGAGCTTAAAGAAATACTCTACAAGGATCAAAACAGTCAACAGTTTCCCTGGTTTGACCGCCCTTTCGAGCTATCTTGCCAGCCCTCCTCTCTTATAGCCGCCCGACACAGTCCTTCACAAGACCCGACCCTCCTCCCCTCCTCTATTAAGAAAAGATTGAGGTTTCGCCCATCAGACAACCCCCACCAATTCTCCGCCGATGAAATAATACTGGGGAATCATCTGTTCCACTCACTATGCCGAGCCTACAATCGAAACCCAAACCAAACTCTCCCCTTCAATCCTTCCCTCTTCGCTGAATGCATAGCTCTCAACGACTACGCTCAGCTCTCCTCCAAAACCAAATCCACCATCGTCGCCAATGCTTCCCGGTCTGACCCAGATTGGAGACATACTGCCGTCAAGATATTCGCCAAATCCCAACACAAAGTCAACGACGGCTCGATCTTCGGTCCTTGGAAAGCCTGTCAAACTTTAGCCCTTATGCATGACTTTGTCATTCTCAGCTTGGGGCCTGTGAAAAAATACCAACGACTTTTCGACCAAGCTGACCGACCCTCACACCTCTACACTCACTGCGGCAAAACCCCGCAGGATCTTTCTCTGTGGTGTTCAGCCCATCTCTCCCACAAAACCAAAGTCACCAATGACTACACCGCTTTCGACCAATCCCAACACGGAGAATCCGTCATTCTCGAAGCTCTGAAAATGAAGCGCCTCTCCATCCCTGAGCACCTAATCCTCCTTCACATCCACCTGAAGACCAACGTCTCCACCCAATTCGGACCCCTCACCTGCATGCGCCTTACTGGAGAGCCCGGCACTTACGACGACAACACTGACTATAACATTGCCGTGCTCTACTCTCAATACAACCTGCAAAACACCCCTGTCATGGTCTCTGGAGACGATTCGCTCATCGACTCCAAATGCCCCGAACTCCTCTCCTGGCCCACAATCCAATCCAAACTGCATCTCCGCTTCAAGACCGAAACCACTGACTATCCCCTGTTCTGCGGCTACTACGTCGGCTCATCCGGAGCCATCCGCAACCCCCTCGCTCTGTTCGCTAAGCTAATGATCGCTATAGACGACCAGTCTATCAGCGAGAAGAGGCTTAGTTACATAACTGAATTCTCAGTCGGACATTCACTTGGTGACTCTTTCTGGGATCTCCTCCCCAGCGAGATTCATCCGTACCAAAGTGCCTGTTTCGACTATTTCTGCAGAAACTCCCCCCCCCATGAAAAATCCATACTGCACAACCTCCCCTTCAGCCCCACAGCTCTCTCCACTATCACCAGCTCCATTAAATGGCTCTCCAAATCTGCTTTCTCCGCTCTGCCCATGCGAATCCGCCGAGCAGCCATAGAGAAGTCTCAATTACCCTCTTCCCACGAGAACCCAGAAGTTTCCCGTCTAGAGTCTGAATTGCTTCACAATTTTCAATAGACAATGGAAACTGAACGAGTCCTCGTCACCCAACCCGCCATTTCCACTCAAACCGACCTTTTGTCCATCCCTTCTTCTCCCAACCCACCCACTATCACCCAGCCTTTCCAAATCGAGATCGCCGCACTAGGCAAAGAGTCTTATTCAGACTCCATCAGCGTGGCCGCTCTCTCCTCCATCGCTGCCTACACCAGCCTCTACAAACATGCCGAGCTCCATTCGCTCTCGGCAACTATCCACCCTACCAATTCAGCCCCCTCCAACCCGACCGCCGTCGCCCTCGCTTGGGTACCCTACAACTCCGCCGCTTCACCCACTCAGATTCTGAGTGTGTATGGCGGCATGATGTTTTGCATCGGCGGCTCCATCCAAACTCTTAAGCCTATCGAGGTTCTCTGTGATCTCTCCAAGGTCAATCCGATCCTCAAAAGCAACGTCACCTTCTCTGACACTCCCAAATTACTCATCCAGTCAGTAGCTCCTGACCCCCCCTCCAAACTCCCAACTTGCTCTATCACCATCAAAGGCATGATCCGCCTTCACTCTCCTCTCCTCCAAGCTTCGGCCTGAGCTCTCAAGGTCACAGCTCGCGAGTGCGAGGCCTGCTACCCTCACACAGCAGGTATTGGGGTGCGACTCCCCCGTCTATTCCGGACGTCACCGGAACCA